TGATTTACCATTTTTGAAAGTTACTTCAATGATTTGATTTTTTCCGATGAGTGATTGTCTGATGACGAATCTTTTTGAATTTAATTTTGACATAGTTTATTTATTTGATTATTATTTTGTTACATTTATATTATCTGTTTGATAGAATATTTTGTTTGTAAAGAGTGTATATTTATTTAGTAGTTGTAAAAGTGGTTAAGTACTTAGTCGACATGTCAATATGTCTGACTTATGACACAATGTCATACTTACTATAACTAACTCATTATGTGGATTGTTACTATTATTAGTGATGGAATGATGAAACCAAATGTGATAGTGAGACCGATAATGTTACTGATTTTTTCTTTTGACATAGTATTAATGTTTGTTTGTTACATTTATATTATCTGTTACCGAAAGTATTTTGTATGTAAAGGTGAAATGTTTAGAGTGAATGTGAATTGTAATGTGAATAGGTTATGTGGAATGTGGAGGAAAATGTCTAATAAAACATGTGAAACGAGTGAAAAGTGGCTGGGGACGGCGTAAAAATAAGCGTTTTACTGAGAAAAGTGAAGCGAAAAAGAGGAGGAGGGGTGCTACTGCCCTGTATTTGTAATACTTTTTTATTTTAGTGACATAAGCCTTATAAGTTATATAAGTAACTACCTATTGTCACACTTGTAAAAACTTCTTTAAATATGTAAGTATATAGGATATAACAAACACAAAATAAATGGCAGATATAATATCATACCCACTGGGTACACCGGCTGCAGACACACTACTCGTAGGAACACAGATGAATGTGCAGCAACTAGATGGTGGAGAAGCCAATTTAACTAGAAACTTTACACTATCTAATGTAGCTTCACTTATAAACACAGGTTTCGCTGGAGGTTATAAAGTATATACAGCTTTACTCACGCAAGCAGGAGTTGTTAATCCACCAGTTGCTACAATAATGCAAAACACTACAGGTGGAACAATAGCATGGACAAGAACAGGAGCAGGTGCATATACTGCTACTATAGAAGATTCTTTCTTTACCTTAAACAAAACAATGGTATTTATAAATGGAGGTTCTGCAACAGCAACTGCTAACATAGAGTGGGCAAGTCCTACCACAACTACCGTAACCATAGACACTAGTTTCGATTCACTTCTAACAGCAGCATCGATAGAAATAAGAGTCTACGCATAAAAAAATAAAACATGGCAAGAATAAGTTCGTATCCATATAAACCAGTTGTTACTGACAACGATGCTTGGATAGGCACAAACGCGGGTAACCGTAGCACGAAGCAATTCACAGCATCAGCTGTAGCTAATTACTTAAACTTAAGTGGCAAAGTAAGTGTTGGTGGCCAAATGATATTTACATGGTCTGACACACAGAACGGTGGAACAGGTACTGTTTCTAAAACCGGCGGTGGTGGATCTGGAACTGCTTTTAATACTTTAACTGAATTAAGATTTTCTATTACAGAAGCAAACAAACAAAATGTAGTGGCATTTCTTGACTACTTAGTAGGAACAGATATATTGATTGGCCAAGGAGATCAGATAAGTCAATTTGGTCATTATAAATTAGATACATATGCAGTAGATCCAGCAACGGCTAGCTACTACATAGCAACAATAACATACATTGGAGGAAACGGTACTATAGCACAGCAAGGTACTCAATACACTGTTATAGATTTTAATATATCGGGTGGTGGCGATGTAAACTTAAAACAAAACTTTAATGCATCCAATCAATGGGTGATTAATAATACAACAGGCAAAGCAGAACCATCTGTAACGTTAATTGATAACGGTGGAGATGAAATATACGGAGCAGTTGAATATACTAACGCAACAACAATAACAGTCGACTTTAACAGCAATATAGCGGGGTCATCAATTTTAAACTAAACTAACAAAAAAAAACTATGGCAATTAATTATTACGCTAATATTGGACTAATAGGTTCTGATATTGAATTCAACTACAATGAACTATTACTACCAGTAGTAGATAATGAGACCTCCGCTCCTGCAACAGGAAATGAAGTAAAAGGTCAGATGTACATGGATACCACATCCAACGTTATGAAATTCTACGATGGAACCGCATGGGTTTCAATGGATGGATCTGGATCTGGTGTATCAGGCTTTACAAATGCAAATGGAACGTTTGTTTCAGCGGCTGTAGTAAATACAAACGCAAAAGGACTTGTATCAACAGGTGTTATAGATCTTTCTGCAACTGGAACACCAGGAGGCACTACTTTCTTAAGAGGTGATAATGTTTGGGCAACACCAGCAGGATCATATACTTCTTGGAGTTTAGAAGGAGATACTGGTACAGCTGTAAATATAACGGATGGCTTAAGAGTAGATTTCACAGGTGGAACAGGTATAAGCACAGCAGTTTCAACCGCTACACCTAATCTATTAACAATTACCAATACAGGTGTAACAAGCATTGTAGCTGGTACTAATATAACGGTAAGTGGCGCAACAGGTGCTGTAACTGTAAGTGGTACAGCAAATACAACTTCATTAGGCATTGCAGATTCTGCAGGTACAGAGCAGTTTGCAGTTACTGATACTGTAGATTTACAGTTTGCTGCTTCAGGCGGTGCAAGTATTGCTTTTGATTCTACAAATAAAAGAGTAACATACACAGCACCATCCGATACAAACGAAACATATACGTTACCAGTTGCCGCTGGAGGCGCTAATTCTGCTGTTCTTAATTTAACAGCTGGAGGTACTGGTACTGGTATCAAGTCTGCCGTAACAATAAACGGTACAACTAGTCAAATAGCTATTTCAGAATCTGTTGGAAATAATGGTAGTGTTACTGTTGGTTTACCAAGCGCTGTTACAATAGGCGGATTGTTTACTGCAGGATCGCTTGATATAACTGCTTCCGCTGCTATTGGAGCAGATCTTTCAGTTGGTGGTGATTTAGATATGACTGGCGTTATAGACATGAACGCATCTAAGATACGAAGCTTAGCCTCTGGTACTCTTAGTGGAGACGCTGTTAATTTAGGTCAAGTTGAAACACTTATTGCTGGTACTTCAGCATTTCAAGGCGGATACAACGCAGCAACTAACACACCTGATTTAGATACAAGCCCTGCAACTTCAATAGAACAAGGTTATTTCTGGGCAGTAACAGAAGCTGGAACATTCTTTGCTGAAACAGTACAGCCAGGTGATTTAATATTTGCAAATCAAGATAATCCAGGTGCTACATTTGGTAACTGGACAGTTGTTCAGTCTGGACAAGAAGTAGCGGGCCAAGGAGCAACTGATGGCGCTACTACAAAAGGTATTGCAGGTTTTGATTCTGCTACATTTAGTGTAACAGCAAATGGATTTGTTACTTCTGATATATACGGCGGAGCTTCCGCATTAGGTGTTGTACCTTCTGGTGGTGGTGGTACTACGTTTTTAAGAGGTGATGGTACTTGGGTAGTCCCAACAGACACAAACACTCAAAGAGCTGCGGGAACAGGTTTAAGTTTAAATACTAATACTATTGATGCTAATGTAAACGCAACAGTTCAAACAGTAGCAAAAGAATCAGTTTCTGCTACAGCTGGTAGAACATATGAATTACAAGTTGATTCAAGTGATCAGTTAGTAGTTAACGTGCCTTGGTCAGCTGGTTCAGACACTGGTGTAACAAGTGTTTCTTTAGCTTTAGGAGCTTCAACTGGCGTACCTTTAGATGCCGCTATAGTTGGAAGAGCATTAAATTTAACTTCAAAATCTTACGCAGGTACAACTAGAGTTGGTTATGTTCCAACTGGCGGTAGCAATACTACGTTCTTACGTGGTGATGGTACTTGGGTCACTCCTACAGATTCAACACCAGTTGATTCAGTTACAGCAGCTACAAACGCTGACTTAGATGGTATGTCAGTTACACCTACAACAGGAGCTGTTGTTGTTGGACTAGATATAAATAGTCTTACTATTGAATCAGCGCCAACTACAGATGAATGCTATGTTGCTGTTAGAACAGATGATGCTGGAAACGTAAAAACACTTATTCAAGATCTTCTTCAGTTACATACTTTTAAGTCTGGAACAGTAACAGCTTATGGAGCTATAACCCATAGTTTAGGTACTTTTGATGTAATGGTTCAGATTTATGATGAAACTACAAAAGACACAATACACATGGAGGTAGAAAGAAATTCAGTAAATCAAGTTACTATTAGTGGTACTGGTACTTTCCCTTCAGGTGGAGTTATAGTGTTAGTAAGTAGAATGGGATAATAAAATTCAATTAAATTTAATTAATAAATAAACTAAATGTAAATGGCTATAATATATTATGCAGATCAAGATGTAAAAGGCTCGTTAACCACCGGAGGAATTATAACCTCTGGTGGTATAATGACAGCGCCGGGTGGTACGTCTACTCAGTGGAATACTTCGTATGACAACTCTATAGTAAGTTTAGCTGTATCAGGAACTAATACAAAAACGTTAACAGCCACTCAACAAGACGGGGGTACTATTACAGCTTCTTGGGCAGACGATTCAGGAAGTAACAATTATTTGACCAGCTTAAGTTTTAATACTACTAGTGGTATATTAACAGCAGCAAGACAAGGCTTAAGTAGTGTAACAGTAGATCTGGATGGAAGATACGTTACGTCTTCAGGCGTAACATCTGTAGCTACATCAGGCACAAAAAACGGGTTAACACTAACTGGAGGTACTATTACTTCTACAGGAACCATAGTATTAGGTGGAACTCTTGCTATTAACAATGGCGATTGGTCAGGTACAGATCTATCAATTGCCAACGGAGGTACAGGTGCTTCTTCAGCAACATCAGCATTAAGTAACTTAGGAGCTGCAACTATTGGTAAATCAATGTTCACGCTTGCGGATCCAAACGCTATAACTTTCCCAAGGTTTAACGCAAATAATAGCGTTACCGCGCTAAGTGCTAGTGCGTTTAGAACAGCAATTGGAGCAGGTACTTCATCCTCAACAGGTACAGTTACAAGTGTAGGAATTTCTCATGGAGGAAATGCATTTAACACAGGTTCAGCAGTAACTACATCAGGTACACTTGCTATTACAATGGCAGGATCTGCTTCTCAGTATGTAAATGGTGCAGGTAATTTAACTACCTTCCCGAGTATACCTCAGGGTGATATAACTGGAGTTACCGCAGGTACAGGTATGACAGGTGGTGGTACTTCAGGTTCAGTAACACTAAACGTTATAGGAGGAACAGGTATTACCGCTAATGCAAATGATGTGGCTATAGATTACGCAGGTTCTGATTCTATTGTTATGGCTGCTCCCGGTGGATCTACTCCAGACGCAGATGATTATATGATTTACGGATCTGATTCTTCTGATGACGGATCTTCTAAAAATGTTCAATTTATAGATATCCCTTTAAGTATTCTTGATAATGATTCTGGGTTTACATCATTTGCTGAACCAGGTATATTCTCTGGTGGAGGAACACCTACTTTAGCCTCAGGTGTAACAGCAGCAGAAGTTAGAACTTTAATCGGAGCTGGAACATCAAGTAGTGCAGGAGTAACGTCTATAGCAACAAGTACAGGATTATCTGGTGGTACAATAACAAGTACTGGAACTTTAACCAATACAGATAGAGGATCATCACAAGCTATATATAAAAACTTTACAGCAAGTTCAGGTGGCACAGCTACTGCAAATAGTAACAATGATACGTTAACTATTGCGGCAGGTAGTAATATTACGACAGTTAGGTCTGGCGATACAATAACTATTAATGCTACTAATGATGGCCAAGGTGTAACATCTGTTGCAACAAGTGGCAGTGTAAATGGAATAACATTAACTGGAGGAACAATAACCTCTACAGGTACTATTACTTTAGGTGGATCAGTTGTTATTAATAACGGAAACTGGTCAGGTACAGACTTATCTGTAGCAAACGGTGGTACTGGATCAAGTTCTGCGTCTGGCGCAAGAAGCAATTTAGGTGTTGTCAATGATACAGGTACTCCCGCGATTTTATCTAATGGTACTGTACCAAGTTTAAATACAGGTATATCAGCAGCTGAGGTTAGAAGTTTAATAGGAGCAGGAACAAGTTCAAGCGCAGGTGTAACATCTGTAGCTACTTCTGGTAGTGTAAGTGGTTTAACGCTTACAGGAGGTACTATTACAAGTACTGGAACTGTAACTTTAGGAGGAACTCTTTCTTTAACAAGCGCAAACGTAACAAGTGGTTTAGGATTTACTCCTTACAACGCTACTAATCCTGCAGGATACACTACCAACACGGGTACAACAACAGCCTCAAACACACAAACTTTTACTAACAAATCCGGTAATATTAGTCAATGGACAAATGATTCGGGTTATACTACAAATGTAGGTGATATTACAGGAGTTACAGCGGGAAGCGGTATGTCAGGAGGAGGAACTTCAGGTACTGTAACTTTAACTAACGCAGACAAAGGGTCATCACAAAACATATATAAGAATATTGCAGTAAGTGGGCAATCTACTGTTGTTGCTGATAGTAATAATGATACTTTAACTTTGGTTGCTTCAGGTGGTATGACTATTACTACAAATGCTACTACAGATACTATTACGTTTAATCCAAATGATAATAACGATAACTTTTATCTTGATGGTATAAGTAAATCAGGAAATACACTTACGTTTAGTGTATTAGGTACTACAAACCAAACGTATACATATGGCTCTAATGCTTTTAATAGCACTACAATAGCAACAAACAATAACCAACTTACCAACGGTGCAGGTTATGTAACTAGTTCAGGTAATACTACTATAGGAACATCAACTAACATTGGTATTAGTGCAGGCGGTGCGGTTCTATCTACTGTAAGTTTAACACAAGGTGTTATAACTGCGTTTACTACTAGAACAATGACATTAGCTAACTTGGGTTATACAGGCGCGACTAATGCTAATTATATTACAAATAACAACCAATTAACTAACGGAGCAGGATATGTAACGTCCTCAGGAGGTTCAATGTCTACCTGGATTTTAAAAGAAGGAAATGGTACAGAAACAAGTACTGTTACAAATGGCGAAACAGTAACTTTTGCACAGGGTGATGGTATACAATCTGAACTTACTTCTACTTCAAGTGGAGGAACATTAACTATAACTAACACAAAACCTAACATTGTTCAGACAACAATAACAGGTAATGCAGGTTCTGCAACTGTGTTGCAAACAGCAAGAACTATAGCTGGTGTTTCATTTAATGGTTCAGCAAATATATCTTTAAATAATAACGCTATAACTAATGGTGCAGGGTATACTACTAACACAGGGACTACAACAGCTTCAAATACACAAACTTTTACAAACAAAAGCGGTAATATATCACAATGGAGTAATAACAGTGGGTACACGACAAACACAGGAACTACAACTCCAAGTAATACACAAACATTTACCAATAAATCAGGTAACATATCACAATGGACTAACGACTCTGGGTATGTAACATCTTCAGGAGGATCAATGTCTTCTTGGATTATTAAAGAAGGTAATGGAACAGAGAGCACTACAGTTACTCAAGGAGAAACATTTACTATAGCTCAAGGAGTAGGAATTACATCTGAGATGACTTCTACTTCAAGTGGAGGAACTATACAAATTACTAACACAGGTAATACCACTATAGGGACCAACGACGATATTACTCTTAATGATGCAAACGTTCTACAAACGTTAAACATGACGCAAGGTGTTGTAACTTCATTTATCACTAGAACATTAACTTTATCTAACTTAGGATATTCTGGTGCAACTAACGCAAACTACATTACTAACAATAATCAACTTACTAATGGCGCTGGGTACACAACAAACACTGGAACAACAACCGCCTCTAATACACAAACTTTTACTAATAAAAGTGGTAATATTAGTCAATGGACTAATAACTCAGGATATACTACTAACACAGGTACAATAAGCAGTATAAATGCAACAACCAACGGTAATTCTTTAGAAGGATCTAACACGCTAACAGGAAACGGCACGCTGACATTAACCTGGAAAGGCAATACCGCTTCTTACGTAAGAGGTGATGGTTCGCTGGCTACTTTTCCAAGTATACCACAAGGTGATATAACAAATGTTACTGCAGGAACAGGTATGACAGGAGGTGGCTCTTCAGGCTCAGTTACATTAAATGTAATAGGCGGAGACGGTATAACGGCTAACGCAGATAATATTGTTGTAGATGGCACAGTTGTAAGAACATCGGGTACACAGAGTATTGCTGGTGCAAAAACATTTACAACAACACCTATATCTGTAACAAGGGCAACAGCAGATAGTTCTACCTACTTAGCTACAACTGCATTTGTTAAAAATCAAGGTTATACTTCAAACGTAGGAGATATAACTGGCGTAACAGCAGGCACAGGCTTAAGTGGTGGAGGAACGTCTGGAACGGTATCAATAGGTGTGGATCTTAACGAGTTAAATGACATTGATGGAGATGATCCAAATATAAAAGATTTTGTTGTAGTTTCTGGCGAAGATGAAAGTTGTAGGATTAGTTATAGCGATGCGGTTTTTGAAATAAATCAAGAATTACAAACACTACCTAACTTTCAGCAAACTCAATTTACAAGTAATTTTCTTGACGCTACATCAAGCACGTCTTACTTTATGATACCATTTAATAACAACATTGAATCTACTTCCAATCAATATTATAATAATATTCCCGCTGCTGCTAATGGTAGAGTTGAAAAAATAATGTTAATGCATACTTCTGGCAGCATGAGCACCTCTTTTACTACGCAGTTAAGAGTTATAAAAAATGGAATTACAGCCGCTACGTCAGGAGAACTAACGCCCTCAAACGGTGCTAACGATGGAAGTTACGTAGAATACGATGCAAACGTTAGTTTTTCAAAAGGAGATAGATTAAGATTTGCATATCAAAAAAGCGCAGGTAGTAAATACTGGCAAGGCGCAAGTGCAATAGTAGTATTGTCATTTAAATCAGTGTAAAACAAACAATTAACAAGTAATAATAGAAATATACCCGGCTCGGGAAGAGCGATAACCAAATAATAACTAATACCAATACCAATGACAATTTTTTACCAGACTAGTTCGTGGAGTAGTCAACCACAAATTACACAAGAAACCTTAAACCTTTGGAAGCACGTAGCTGATAAATCAAATTGGCGTATTGTGCAATTACCAAATGGTTTCTATCAAACCGAACACCAAGATCCAAATGAAAAAGATACTTGGCACGACGTCACAAGACGTGAAACTTTAGAAGGAGCAGAACAAGCGATTGATTCATCAGTTGCTCATTACGCTAAAAAGCTAGAGTTCGCTAATGGACCAAAAGTCGTAAAGACCTTTAAGTAAAATCAATTAAATCTAATCAAATTAAATTATGTCAGACTCAATAGTCAAAAATCTTAACTTCGGTGACGAAGCTAGGAAAAATGTATTTAAAGGTATAACTAAACTCACAACTGCTGTTAGCTCCACATTAGGAGCTAGCGGTAAATGTGTAATGCTAGAAGATGCTAGCGGAAGACCAGTTATAACAAAAGATGGAGTTACAGTTGCAGACTCAATAGTATTACTAGACCCAGTTGAAAACATGGGTGCTACTCTATTAAAAGAAGCAGCAAGAAAAACGGTGAGAGAAGCAGGTGACGGTACAACTACCGCAACTGTATTAGCTCATGCTATATTAGAAGAAGCTTATAAAGTTTCTAATAAAACAAATTCAAGAGAATTAAAAGATGGTATTAATTCTGCAGTTAAAAAAGTTATAAAATATTTAGAATCTACATCAATAGAAGCTAAAGGGCAAATGATAAATCAAATTGCCACTATATCTACCAACAACGACAAAGAACTTGGTTGTATCATTGCAGACGCTTTTAGATCTGTAGATAACACGGGTGTTGTCATGATGGAGACATCTGCTTCGGGTAAAACAGTGTTTGAAGTAGTTGATGGAGTTCAATATGATAAAGGAATTACTAATTCTCATTTTGTAACTAATCAACAATCAAAAACAGCAGAACTAGAAAATCCACTAGTGCTGTTAATTGAATCACCAGTTGATACAATTAGACAAATACAATCAGTGCTAGAGTATGTAATAAAAAACAACAAACCTTTGCTTATTATAGGCGACTTAGAACAAGGTGTTTTATCAGCTTTAGCAATGAATAAAAAGAAAGGCAATATCAAGGTAAATGTTATAAACGCACCAACATATGGTGTTAATAAAAAACAAATACTTGATGATCTTTCTTTGTTAACAGGTGCTACTATTATAAATGAAGATTTAGGCGATGACTTAGATATGATTCAAATAGAACATTTAGGATCTTGTTTAAAAAGCGTAACAACTCACCAAGATACAGTTATTCAAATAAAAGAAACATCAAAAGATGTTAATTTAATTATAGAAGATATAAAAGAAAAACTATCTAAAGATTTACCTGCTTATGAGGTAATAAAATTAGAAAAAAGATTAGCAATGCTCGCGGCTAGAATAGCCATAGTAAAAGTAGGTGCTAATTCTGATATTGAATTAAAAGAAAAAACAGATAGGGTTGAAGACGCTATTTGCGCTACGAAAGCTGCTGTTAAAGAAGGTATAGTATCAGGAGGTGGAATCGCTTTATTAAATGCCGCGCAACATATTAAATCTAAATCAATAGGTGAGCAAGTATTATTAGAAGCAATTAAATCACCCTTTAGAACAATATTAGAAAACGCAGGCATTGTAGAGTATGATCTACCTATTATGAAAGGTAAAGGTCTAAACGTGGTTACAGGAAAAATGGTAAATATGATTAAGTCAGGTATTATAGATCCTTTACTCGTTACAAAAAGTGCTCTTCAAAACGCAGCTTCAGTAGCTACCACGATATTGTCAACCGATTGTGTAATCAATAATTTAAGAATCGATGAAAGCAATAGGTAGAAATTTAATTATACAAAAAACAAAAGAAGGAACCACTAAAACAAAAGGTGGTTTACTTCTTGCAGAAAACCAGAGAGAAGACATTAGATACGTAGAAGCAACAGTTGTTTCGGTAGGATCTGATATAGTTGGAATGAAAGAGAACGATAAGATCTTTTTTGATAGACACGCTGGTCATAAAATAGAATTAGAAAAACAAACGTATCATGTGATTAAAGCTCAGGATGTAGTTGTTGTTTTATGAGAATAAGCGCACGTGACATTAAGGACTTAAACTTAATAAAACATTACAGAATAATACGTAAGTGGGCATGTAAAAACAATGACTTAAATGATGCTGATTTAGAACTATTAATTTATTTAGATTGTATAGGTTTTTTTAATAAAAAAGATTTTAAAATGGGTAGTTATTCTTACAGTTGGGATAACAGAAGATGGAATAGATTACTTAAAGAAGGTTGGATAATTGTATGGAGAAAAAGAAATAGATCTACACAGATGTTTAATATATACGAAGTGTCTTTTAAATGTAAGCAATTAATAAGTAGAATATACAGAATAATGCTAGGTGAAGAAGATCTACCAATAAGTAAAAGAAGAAACAAATTAATAGCTGGTAGTAGTTACACAGACAAAGTAATGACAAAAGCTATATATAATGTAAATAAAGATAAAAATAGATAAAATGGCAAAAGGAGGACAAAAAGATCATTCTGGAATGAACAAAGAAACCTATGACAGGCATTACACAGCAAATAAATACGTAGGCGGGCATCATGGTTCACCAGCTCATATGAAAGGAAGCCAATCAGATCACGGACAAAGTTCTAAAGAATTTGCTGATCATGAAGCTAGAGTTGGTACTGATGGTCATGGTTCTGCTGCGAAAATGGTTTCACCTTTAAACAGTGAAGGCGGTATAGATAAACACGGTCATATAATGAACGCTGGAGGAGGTGGAAAAATTTCTAGTGCTGAACGTTGGGCAAGACATCAAAAAGGAGCTCCGCATCATGGAGGTAAACCTGGCGGAGATAAAAAACATGGTTCTGCTGCGAAAATGGTTTCACCAGTTAAACAAGTTATGGATCCGTCGTTAGCACAGCAACCACAAAGTTTAATGTCTAACGTGCCACCTCAGCAAGCTAACACGATGGGTCAAGCACAACCAGTTTTTAGCCCACAAACTCAACAAGTAGCTCAAGGTATGTTTGGCAGTACTCAGTCTATGCAAAACTCTGTAGGTGCAACACCTTTGTTTCAAGTTCAAGAATTACCAGCTGTTGATCTAGGTACTGTTAAATCAGATTATAAAGATAAAGCTTTTGGTTTACCTTTTCCTGGTGACAAGATGTATAAAGGAACTGATGGGTTTGGAAAGTACGGTGGCAAGTATACAAAAGAAATGACGGATGCTAATTCAAACTACACGCGTCAACACAACTTAGCTAACAAGCCAGGTTATGCAGAAATGAAGCAAAACCAATTGCAAGAGGAAGCTTCCGTTGTAAAAACTGAAGACGAAGGTATGAGTAACATGTTACAAAGACAAGAAAACGAGCGTAGAAGTATAATGGAGCAAACAGAATTATCAGATAGAACAGAATTATCAGAAGATTAATATAAAATAAAAATTATGCATAGTAACAAATACGATCCAGCAATGGAAAAATTAAAACCAGGTACTAAAGTAGGAGTAGTAGGTGAATCTCATATATGGGATGGACCATTAGACCAAAATGATAGACCTCATGGTTTAGGTTCAAGTTCAGGTATTACAGGAATGTCAATACTAAAAGCGCCAACTTATTATAAAGGTATGCCAATAACGCAATGCGCTAAAGTATATAAATAATGAATTCTCCATTTTATAAAAAAGGATTTCCTGAAATAAAACCAGAGAATAAAGGTAAATTTACAGCTTGGGCTAAAAAGAACGGTTTTAAAGACGCTTGTTCTGCTGCTAGTGCCGTAATGTCAAAGAAAAATAATTATAGCGAAGAAGTAGTCAAAATGGCTAACTACGCAAACAACTTCGGTTGTAAAAACTAAACTAAAAATAAAAAAAATGAGTTCACCATTTGCAAAAAAATTTATGGGTTCAGCTTTAGCTAAAACCTTAAAAGGAGGTCAAGTAAACCTACCAGAACATTTACAAGAAGCTATTAAAGCTTCTCCGCTTAATGATAAACTACCTGGAGATAGTCACCCACATGACGCAAAAGGAGAGCATAAACGCGGATCATCACCAGCTGAAATGAATGAATCTCCACTATACAATCATGGAGATAAGCATTTGAAAAAAGCTAAAAAACTATCCTTAGAAGGTGGTGAAGACGGCGATTATGATTACGAAAACAAAGAAGTAATGAGCTTAGTTGATAAAGGTAATGCTAAAAATGCTAGTCACGAAAAAAAAGAACCCAAAGAAAAAAAAACTCAAGTCCGCTAAATAGTTATTCAAATCCTGATTCAGTAAAGTATTTTTCTAATGCAGCAGATTTTCAAAAACTGCAAGATGATATAGCTGATGGAACTGATTTAGCTATGGATGTTACAAGAGAAAAAAAAGGTTTAGAAAAACAAGGTCCTTCACACACTGGAAGGTCATCAGGTATGGGTCAAAACATGCAATGCCAACCTGGTTATACTTGGGACGGAAATAAATGTATAAAATAAAACAAAAAAAATAATAACCATGGAATCAAACTCACAAGAAAAAAAGAATTTAATGCAAGACATGCCAATAGATAGAATCGCCGGAGGCGCTGGATCTTGGATGTCAAAACACTCAATGGCCGGTGGATCACCAGTCCATAAAGGAGGATCATATAAAGGATCACCAGCTCATCAAAGCGATGTAGCCGCGGAATCAATGATGGTAGACGATCATCCAAGCGCTAGCAATGCCGCTGGAGAATCGCAAAGAGATGTTATAAGTAGAGTTAATAGTCAAGTTGGTAAAAAATTAATGTCAGCTAACTCAACAATTGAAAGAAATAATGCTTTGATAGACTCTTTAAGTGGTGATTCTAAAATGAAAATGAATGCTTACGATAAAGCTAATTTGCAGCGAGTGAAAACCACAGACTCAATCAAGGGTGTAAACAAAATAACATTTAAACAATAAAACAGAGAGGACTGTACAAACCTCAGCCAAACATAAACACTAACATAAACTTAAACAAAACAAAATGGCAAAATTTTTAAAAGTACCTCTAGCAACAGGGGATGAATTATTCGGAATTAGTAACATCGTTAACGTACGCGCTGGAGACGTTGCAGCTCCAATTGGAAATCTAACTACAACAACAACTATTATAACTGATGGTATTGCTGGAGCGCAAACTTACACTTTTACACACACGGCAGCACTAGTAGGTGGGCAGACTGTATTAGAAGCATTTAATGCTGCTATAGCTGCTAATCCAGGTGGAATAATATCTACACTAGGTAAGCCAATTGCAACTCAACAAGTACCAGCACCACAATCTGGTCAAGTTGGTCGTATGGTTGTTACATCTGCTCCAGTATTTGTACAATACGCAAGTGTAGCAATAGCTTAACTATGAAATCAACAGGTTTAGGAGACGACATAGAGAAGTTTACTAAAGCTACTGGTATCAAAAAATTAGTAGACAACGTCGCAAGCGGATTAAATATCCCTTGCGGCTGCGCTGCTAGAAAAGGAGCACTCAATAAAATATTTCCTTACAAACAATAATATGGCTTTTAAATTAACAAATCCACCTTACATGGTAGATAGTACTCCTATTTATAAAATAGACATGGAAGAAGGTGTTATGGGTAAAGCTAATAACAATGGTTCTATAGTTATAAATAAAGACTTAGATCCAAGTGAAGTTGAAGGAGTTGTTGAGCATGAAAAAATTCACCTAGAACAAATGGAAAGAGGTGATTTAGATTATGACAATGACAATGTTTATTGGAAAGGTAAAAAATACTCAAGAGCTGATATGGAAGAAGGTGCAAAGAATTTACCTTGGGAAGCTGAAGCTTATAAAAGATCATGAAAGGTTTTTCAGAAAAAGGTTATCTAAGTGATAGTCCTGATGTAAATGAACATCAAAATATAATACAAGGAAACAAAATAACGATGAAAGGCGTTAATTTTAAAGTACTAGGAACAGACGATAGAGGTTATACCAAGGTAATGTACCCAGGTTATGATTATACGTTTCCTGGAGCTAAGTATGTAATTGAAACAAAGATAACATGAAAAAGATTTGGGAATGGTTAAGTGGTAATGTCATCAAAGATGTTGGTGACGTTATCGATAAACTAACAACTACAGACGAAGAAAAACTTGAAATTAAAAAAGAAATTCAAGTCATAGTTGAAAAAGCCGCAGCTAATGCAGAAGACCAAATAACAAAACGTTGGGAATCGGACATGACTTCAGATTCATGGTTAAGCAAAAATACGCGTCCTATGGCGCTTATATTCTTATCGTTTATGGCTATAGCTTTTATATGGGTTGATAGTCATCACGAAATATCTTTTACTGTAGAACAGGAATGGATAGAATTATTAAAACAACTATTAACAACCGTATACGTGGCTTACTTTGGTTCACGTGGTTTTGAGAAATATAAATCAATAAGTAATAAATAAAAAAATAAAAAATGGGACAATTTCCAACAAGTGACAGTATTATAGGTAAAGCGTTACAAGTATTGCCTATCCTAGATACCGCGATAGATCCTAGATCAGCTTGGTTATTTGAAAACCAATCTGGAACATTAGGTACAAATTTAAATAGCTCTGTGCTTTATGTTAGTGAAATAACTGGCACGCCAGCCGCTACAAAGGCTGATGTTGCCGTTATACTCTCTGGAGTTGAAGGTGTTATAGGAGCTGTAGCTGCAGGAGGATTTAAATCTTTTGATCCTTACACATCAAGCCCTAGTTATAATGCTTTTTCAAATGGTGCTGGTTATTTTACAGCTACCGGATTATTAACATCAGTAACTAGTTCAGTACCTAAATCACCAGCTAAACAACCAAGTGGTTTGACTGTAGATATAACAGTAGCTGTACCAACGTCTGCTCTTGTAGTTGGCCAAGGTGGAACTACTTATACTGCAGGTAACGCATTCACAAGTACTGTTGCTCCAGCTGGAGGAACAGGTATAATAGGTACAATTGCTACAACTAGCGGTGGAGGTGCAACAGGTCCTGCTGCAACTCTTACTATTACAAGAGGTGGCTCAGGGTATTCTGTAAATGATGTAATTACAATTGTTTCAGCTGGCAGTGATAACTTAGCTAAGTTTACTATAACAGGCGCGCTTAACGGAGCAATAACAACTATAGCTGTAAATGCTGCTGGATCAAATTATTCTCCAGGAGATATTATAACAGTAACACAAGCTGGAGCTAGCGGAGGTACAAGAGCTATACTAAGAGTCGTTGACTCAGCTCCAACAATAGGTGACGCTGTGATATTTAAAAACGTGCCAATGGGAACTATACTACCAGTATCTGTAGATTACCTTATGGCAACTGGCTCAACAGCTAACCTTGTGTGTATTGCAGGTAAATAGTGTAAAAACAAGTAACTATATAAATAAGTAAATATTAACAATTAAATAAAATCAAATTATGAGTAAAGTAAAAAAAATGGAAAAACCAATGATTACCGAAGAACAGTTAAAAACTGTTAACGACCAACAAAGTAAATTAAGCGAACTACTAAGAACTTTAGGTGTTTTAGATGTTCAAAAAATGAATATTCATGACAAAGTTAAGGAAGTTTCTACTCAAATTGAAGTAACTAAAAAAGAATTAGAAGATGAATATGGTCAAGTAAATATAGACTTAACAGACGGATCTTACGCAGAGATTGAAAAAGAAGATGATAAATAATATTAGAAAGATAAGTATTGGGTCTGACTACAAAAACGATGCTATGCATTATTCTGTAGGACAGCAAGTTTATGGTGGTCACGAAATATCACATATAATATTTGAAGACTCAGACAAATCCTATAATATACATATTAAAAAAAACAATGAGGTATTGCCATGGAAGAAATTTAATTCTAACATGGCTATATCCGTTGAATATGATTTAGAATATTAATGAATAGTTTATATGATTTTATTGTTGAACCTTTAGGTGATAAATACAGCAATACAATTATGGTGGATGGCAAAGAATTAGTAGTCAATACCAAAATAGAGGATTTTAAATTTGTAAATAGATTAGCTAAGGTTATAAAAACACCTTTAGCTTTTAATTTAGATATTAAAATTGGGGACATAGTAGTAGTTCACCAAAACGTGTTTAGAGTTTTCTATGATATGAAAGGAAAGAAAAGAAAAAGTAGATCTTTTTTTATAGATGATTTACATTTTTGTTCTATAGATCAAATATATTTATATAGAAATAGTGAAGGTTGGAATACCGTAGGTGACAGGTGTTTTATAAAACCTATAAAAAGCAATCAATCTCTAACGGTTGATAAAGAACGCAGTCTTATTGGTATACTTAAGTATGGCAATAGCTCTTTAAATGATTTAGAAATCAACCCAGGTGACTTAGTAGGTTATACACCTAACGGTGAATGGGAATTTTTAATTGAAAAAGAAAGACTTTATTGTATGAAATCTAATGATATTGTAATTAAGTATGAATATAAAGGAGACGAAGAAGAGTATAATCCTAGCTGGGCACATAGCGGTTGAAGAGTTAATTAAAGTTGCTAAAGAGGCTATTATAGATTCAAAAGATGACATATCAGCTGATAGATTAAAAAATGCCGCTGCTACAAAAAAACTTGCTATATTTGATGCTTTTGAAATTCTGAATAGAATCAAAGAAGAAGAAGATATGTTAGAGGATAAACCTAAGGAAGTTAAAGAAGAAAAATCTTTTAAAGGTTTTGCTGAAGGAAGATCTAAAAATGTATAAGCAAACTTTATATAAAGTCTTAAAAGACTACGTGAAACCTAAAGTTCTTAATAGAATCAATAGGTATAAAAAATGGGAATATGGTTATAACAAAGAGCATGATTTAATAGTTATAAGTAAGACAGGTGAAATAGGTGAGATTTATGAAATCCAAAATCTTAAAATAGCTTTGCCTAAACAAAAAGATGTTGTTGAGTTTGAAGATGACAAATGGACCTATACACAATACCCAAAACAATTAAGTAGAATTAAATCTGTTTTTGACTGGGAAGAATACCCACCAGAATTTAAAGAAAAATGGTATGACTATATTGATAAAGAATTTACAAGACGTGAAGAAGGTTTTTGGTTCATTAACAAAGGTATTCCTACTTATATTACTGGTACTAATTACATGTACCTGCAGTGGTCCAAGATTGATGTTGGGCAACCAGACTTTAGGGAATCAAATAGATTATTCTACATTTTCTGGGAAGCTAGCAAAGCCGATATCAGGTCTTACGGGATGTGTTATCTTAAAAACCGTAGGTCAGGTTTCTCATTTATGTCCTCAGCTGAATCAGTTAATCTTGCCACAATATCAACAGATTCACGATACGGAATATTATCTAAATCTGGTGCCGATGCTAAGAAGATGTTCACCGATAAAGTCGTACCAATATCCGTTAACTATCCCTTCTTTTTCAAACCGATTCAAGACGGTATGGACAGACCTAAAACCGAACTTGCTTATAGAGTGCCTGCCTCTAAATTTACCCGTAGAAAACTTGATTCAAATCAAGCCATCAAAGAGATTACCGGTTTGGATACCACCATTGACTGGAAGAACACCGGTGATAATGCTTACGATGGAGAGAAGCTTAGGCTCCTTGTTCATGATGAATCAGGTAAATGGGAAAGACCAAATAATATTCTTAACAACTGGCGCGTTACAAAAACAACCCTTAGATTAGGTAGTAGAGTTATTGGAAAGTGTATGATGGGATCAACATCAAATGCTTTAGATAAAGGAGGTAGAAATTTTAAGAAACTATACGATGATTCAGACGTTACAAAAAGAAACGCCAATGGACAGACTCGCTCAGGATTATATTCTTTGTTCATACCTATGGAATGGAACTACGAAGGATACATTGATTCTTATGGCTTTCCTGTATTCGAAAAACCATCTAATGAAACAGTAGGACCTGATGGTTTGCGTATAGGTATAGGTGTTATTGAATATTGGAACAATGAAGTAGATGGCCTTAAAGATGATCAAGATGGATTAAATGAATTTTACAGACAGTTTCCACGTACAACTAAACATGCATTTAGAGACGAAAGTAAACAATCTTTATTTAATCTAACTAAGATATATCAACAGATAGATTATAACGAAGATGAAAGAAATTCTTTAAGTGTAACTAAAGGAAGTTTTCAATGGGAAAACAACAAAAAAGACTCAAGAGTTATATTTATGCCAAATAAAAATGGTAGATTTTTAATAACTTGGGTACCGCCTTTTAATTTACAAAACAAAAGGTTTATAAAAAATGGTGTTAACTATCCAGGCAATGAGCATTGCGGTGCTTTTGGTTGTGATCCATATGATATATCAGGAACAGTAGATGGTAAAGGTTCTAATGGATCTTTACATGGTTTAACTAAGTTTAGTATGGAAGAAGTTCCACCTAATCATTTCTTTTTAGAATACATAGCTAGACCTCAAACTGCTGAGATCTTTTTTGAAGATGTATTAATGGCCTGTGTATTTTACGGCATGCCAATATTAGCAGAAAATAATAAACCTAGACTCTTGTATCATTTTAAACGTAGAGGTTATAGAGGGTTTGCAATGAACAGACCAGATAAAAAAAGAAATAAATTATCAATTACAGAAAGAGAAATAGGTGGAATACCTAACTCTAGTGAAGATATAAAACAATCACACGCTTCTGCTATAGAAACATATATAGAACACTTTGTTGGATTAAAAGAAAATGGTTATGGAGATGTTTACTTTCAAAGAACGTTAGAAGACTGGGCACATTTTAATATAAATAATAGAACAACGCATGATGCTTCTATTAGTTCAGGTCTAGCTTTAATGGCTTGTAACAAACACATATACTCTCCAGTAAATAAGATAGAATTACCGGCGATTGATCTTGGTATAAAGAAATATGATAACAAAGGAACTACATCAAAAATTATAAGTTAATGAATATATATACTAACACCAATAGCGCTTTCCCTAGTCAAGTAGTGAGTGATGCAGAAAAAGCAAGTATTGAATACGGTAGTCAAGTAGCAATGGCTATTGAATACGAATGGTTTCGTTCAGGAAGAACTGCTGGTAATAGATACTTAACTAATTGGAATAATTTTCACGACTTACGACTCTACGCTCGTGGAGAACAAAGCATACAAAAATACAAAGATGAATTGTCTATTAATGGCGATTTGTCTTATCTTAATTTAGACTGGAAACCAGTACCAATATTATCTAAGTTTGTAGATATAGTTGTTAATGGTATATCTAGTAAAAGTTACGACATAAAAGCTTATGCTCAAGATCCTTCTTCTGTAAAGAAAAGAACAGAATATGCCTCTAAACTACAAGAGGACATGGTTGCTAAAGAGTATTTAGAATCATTAAAATCTACTTTAGGTATAAATCTATATCAAAGTCCAAATCCAGAAACAATACCTGAAAGTCCAGAGGAACTAGAATTGCACATGCAACTTAGTTATAAGCAATCCATAGAAATAGCAGAAGAAGAAGCTATATCAACTGTGTTGGCCCAGAATAAATACGACTTAATAAGACGTAGGATAAACATGGACTTGACTACAATAGGTATTGGAGCAACTAAAACAAATTTTAATCTAGCCGAAGGAGTTACAGTTGATTATGTAGATCCTGCTTATATGGTTTATTCGTATACTGAAGATCCTAATTTTGAAGATATATATTACGTAGGTGAATTAAAATCTATAACAATACCTGAGCTTAAAAAAGAGTTTCCTAATATTTCAAAAGAAGAATTAGATAGAATTCAAAAAATGCCAGGTAATAGATCATATGTAACTGGTTGGGGTGATTATGACGAAAACACTGTTCAAGTGTTGTATTTTGAATACAAAACATATCACAATCAAGTTTTTAAAATAAAACAAACAGATCAAGGTTTAATGAAAGCTTTAGA